TTTATAGCCGTCTTTATGTCAGGAAAAGTGGTTTGCCCCAATTTCACGCGACCCGTCTTCTGACTGAAGTACCCCTGGTAGCCCTCGAAGACGCAAGCGTGGAAATCACCCATATAAAAATAGCAACATTATTTTAAAAAGGTGGGATGGGACTTTCGATCATCATGGGGAATATGTTCTCTGGGAAAACTTCGGAACTCATTCGGAGACTGAAGCGACTCAAGGTTCTCGGTAAACAAATCATGGTCATCAACTCTGCCAAGGATACGCGTTCCCCAGATGAAGTTCTGAAGACCCATGACAATGTCAAGTTTGACTGTCACAAAGTGTTCAACCTCATGGAACTCATCGATACGCAAGTGTTTGGGGATTCCGAGATTATCGCAGTCGATGAAGCACAGTTTTTCCCTGACCTGCTACACTTTGTTCGTTTCTGTCTAGATGCGGATAAGGAAGTCATCATCGCAGGTCTAGATGCCGATGCGTTTCAGAGGAAGTGGGGTCAGATTCTCGATTGTATTCCCCTGGCGAGTGAAGTCACCAAGCTGTCAGCTCTGTGTATGCGCTGTGGCAATGGTAAGCCTGGTCCATTCACAAAGAGAATCGTTGAGGACACCAAACTCGAGCTCATCGGTGGGAGTGACATGTACGTCGCAGTCTGTCAGAAACACCTGTAGACATCCAAAATGAGGACAACCCTTCTCCCTTGACCCCTCTTGACAACCTCGTGATACTTCGCGTGGTCAAAGAGGAAATCTTCACCGTCACGATGTTCGTGCGCCCCCTTCGTAGTATAGAGTGTGCAATCACCCCCACTCTCTATAGTAAGATGATAGCGTAGAAGCCAATTTGATTCAGCACGATGTGGTGGAATGACCATGGGTCCCTCCGCTACAGCAAACATGGCAGTCTCTTTGTGGATTGAGGGAATCTGGTCAATGAGACTTTTTAGCACTGGAAAGTCTTCAACCCTGTAGAAGTAGTACCCATCATTCTTGTCGAACCATACATCGGCTTCGTGGAAGAGATGTCGTCTCAGAGTGGGTGAGACTCTCTGAAATTCGTCGCGTATCTTCTCATAGTGTGCCTTAATGAGCCAGAGACCGGGTGGTTCAGGTGTGGACACGACACTGAGTATGTCGACCAAAGCATTTTGCATACCCATCAGGATACGTCTCGGGTTGTTAAAGTACAGACGGTCTATGGGTGCCTTCAGATAGTCATGAAGTACCAAACCCAATGGTACCAGGATGAGAGGCCACATTATTTTCTCAGTAGATAATAAAAATGCCCTTTTACGGACAACGTTCTAAGTACGTCACCCCCGAGCCCACCGAGGAGGTCGACACCGTCGAGAAGCGCTTCGCCATGCCTGCGCTCCCCAAGCTGACCATCGTTCAGATTATCCTCGTCGCGACCATTGCCCTCTATGCCTACACCTCCCGCAAGATGAACGGTGTCGTCGTCTCGAGCCTTGCCCTCACCGTGGCGCTCCTCCACATCTACGACCACATGTACCGTGTGAAGCGTGGCCCCGAGCGCCTCTTCTTCCTCCCCAAGAAGGAGGGCTACTGCAAGAGCTGCATGTAAATTATCTTTGTAAATTGTAAGTATGCGCGTCAAAATTATTCGTAGCCCTGATCGTAAAAAGAAGTTCAGGGCTGTCTTAGAAGACGGCAGGACTGTTGACTTTGGTGCCAGTGGGTATTCCGACTACACCAAACACAAGAATCCTTCACGTATGCGTTCCTACGTGCTTCGTCACGGTGGACGTGTCCCCAAACGCACCATAGCTGAGAGGGAACCCAAGAAAATTCAGAACATGATGTTGGACGTCGCGTCAAGTGATAAGGAGGATTGGAAGTTGAGCGGTATCGACGGGGCTGGTTTCTGGTCCCGTTGGTATCTCTGGAGTTTTCCAACCTTTGAGGGTGTCAGGAAGTTTATGAAGAAACGTTTTGGTGTGGTGATTACCTATTGACGAGTTCATTAAACTCTTCGTCAGTCGCTATACATACACCCACCATATCATCAACCTCATCAAAGCCAACAACATACTCTCGAAAAAGTTTGTTTTTGCCTTTTGTGCCATTTAATGTAAAAACGTTATCACCATACTCTTTCAATTCTGTCTGACCCAAAAATTTACCATTTTCATCTGTATTATCTTTCACTTTCACACAAATCTCCCCATTTCTCAAACTAGATAATTTTTCTTTCGCCATCGTTATGTATTCAGCCCTATCTTCGGCACTTAAATTAGACATGTCTGGATCCGCATTAGGAAATCTAGTCTTGATTTGAGTTTCATGGTCGTTAGTAAAATTTTTCAGTTCTGTAACAATTTCCTTCAGTTCCCTGGCTTTCGTGACCTTCAAAAAATGGGGTTCTGTTCCTGGGATGAGACCACCAAAGAAGCCACCAGCCCCAGCTGAAGAGGAACAGCAGCAAAGTGCAAGGAGACCGACAGCAATACCCGCCATTTTAATATATGTGTACATAATAATAATAACATGTCTCAAATGATGCCCTTTATTGTTATGGGTGGACTAATGATGTGTAGTTCCTCATCTGCCATGGCTGCCCTAATGATGGGTGGTGAAGAGGGCGATGGCACTGGTAGTACCAACAATGACCACGATAAACCAGTTTTTGGGAATACAGTAGTTGCCTATTTAGAATGTGACTACAAAGGTGAAAATAAAGTTGAATTTGGTGGAACACCTGATTTTGTAGAAGCGGAGGCGGGGTATGAAATCCCACTCAAATCCATTGTGATACCAGAGGGATTTACTGTAGATACTTATTCAAACGATAGTCGAGAGGATGTCACTATAAGCGTAGATCCTAATTCTTCATTAGAACAGGGTGGAGTTAAGAAGTCTTATACAGGACCACACACCGAAAGATGTGTGTCGTTTAATCGGATTCGTGTGAGGAAGGAGTGATTACTTGGACAACCCCTTCTTTTTCAGAGTGTTCTTAAGTTCGGCCATGAGTTTCATGCGCTTGTTGTTTAGCACCGGCTTCTTTGGAGCCATGGGAGGTGGAGGTGGGGGTGGTGGAACACCAGATACCCTCGCAGTGGTGGCCGCTGGTACGACACTCTGGCACATACGAATCACCTTCTGAGCATTTCGAACACTATTCTCAAAGTTCATCGTAATTTTGGCGCGAAGTTCCCTCGCTGTAAGCTTAACACGCTTCCCGTCAACATTCTTGGTGACACGGAGACCCATCCTCTTCGCCTTATTTTTGAGGTCTCTGTACTGCATTTATTAGTATCTGAGAAATTAAAGATATGGGACGAATCTCCAAGTATGGGTGATGTCCATGAACTAAAGGTGCTCATTCACCGAGTGCTACTTCCTAGGATTAAACAACTCGAGACTGAAGTTGCATCACTGAGAAGACACACATGGCCGTACGTACAGGGTAATAAGGAGTCGAGTCAACTCGACGACATGCACTCCAAGTTGGACTTTTTCAGACACTTGGATGATTCCACAATTCGGGAACTTATTCAACTCAAGTCAAAAGTATCTGAGAGTGCCAGTCTGTCACTAAGAGAGTACGACGTGTTACGACAGCATTTATTATCTAGGTAACTAGTAAATGATTGGAGGTTTATTCAAAACTTCTGGAGAACCCATGGGTAACACACAACTTGGAATAACGGTTGCATCTCTACTTTGTTCTATTCTCGGTATAATGCTCATCATGAAAATGCCAATGAAATCACCCCCACTATTAGTAGCGTGTGCCGTTTCATGCTGTTGCTCTTCTAGTCAAAGTGCAACACTTGTAAACGATGTACAAAAACGTATGAAATCTGAGTCCGAATCCGAATAATTAGAAAAAATCATCCGTTCGATACATCTTTACGTCGAATGAACCTGTTTTGCCAGTCACCGAAACCGATTCATTTCCGTAAAGCTCCTGGCACCCAATGTCATCCATGCAGTCCCGAGAATCGAGACTTACTGGAACAGGGTACAGGTTTTCACCACCAGTCGTGGTGTAGTAGTGGTACCTGTCACGACGTCCACGAACCTCCTTCCCGTAGAGAGGGAGAGGTTCCTCACCCTCACCAACCAGGAGTCCCATCTGCTGCATACGACCAGGCTTGTACTGCTTGATGGGAGGGTCCCTAAACTCAGGTGCGCGACGACGCTCTTGGGAACGTTCCAGGCGTGGAGGTACCATGGGGACGGGAACTTCCACAGGAACCTCGACAACTTGAGGATTGTACCACATGTACCCGATTATGACAAAAAGAATAGCGATAGCTGTCCACGTCAATTGGGTCTTTGTCTTGTTCTTCATATGTTATAGTTAAAGACTTTTATTCAGATAAAGTCATGAAGATACTCGCCATAGATATTGGGTACCATAACATGGGGTTGGTACTGGCTGATTCGAGAGCGGGACCAAAAATTGAGGTGGAATGCGTAAAAAAGGCGAGTCTCGCAGAATACAAATATGTATACTCAAATGATATGGTGGATTTAGTACCTCTATTTGTTGAAGACCATCGTGACCTCTTCGATGTAGCTGAAAAAATCCTCATAGAGAGGCAACCACCTGGGGGTTTCACAAACGTCGAGATACTTTTGCACTACATGTTCAAAGACAAAGTTACTCTCGTTTCGCCCGTGAGTATGCACACACACTTTGGTATGAGACACCTCAACTATGACCAGAGGAAAGAGAGAACTGTCTCCATCGCTGAAAAATATATCGATGGAGACATTCCCTATGAGAGAAAACATGACATCGCAGATGCCTTGTGTATGATTGTGTATCACAACTTCCGAAATACAGTTCACTTCTTCGACAAGTTTAAATTTTCCTCACCTATAGTAAATGCCGACTGCCAAGCAGATTCAGAACGCCAAGAAGGCGCTCAAACCGACCCCCAAGCCGAGGGGGAACAAACCCAAACTCCCAAACAAATTGACTTACATCGTCATTTCTGCTGACCCCAAGGTCAAGCGCGATCGTGAATTTCTCAAGACGGTCAGGGAGTACATGAAGAACCGCCCTCTTCGCGCAGAACGTTGAGTGCGTTCATTACATTCTCGAACATATCGAAAATCTCACCTGTGTTTCGCCTCTGAATCGCACCCTTGAGTTTTTCGATGTTGTAATCAAACGACTTCTTCTCCTTATCAATCTCACCCAACTTGGATTCCAACGCCGCAACCTTGTCATCAATAAATTTTGTGGTTTTTTCTATGGTCGTATCCAACTTCTCGATTTCTTTGATGTACATATTCTTGTGCCTCTCGAGAATTTCCCTCTTCACATCAGATTCGGAGCGGTCAATCTGATTCTCAAGGCGCTCAATCTTTTCCTCGAATGCCTCAATACTCGCCACATAATCGGACTGGTAAATCTCCCTAGCATTTTTCAGGCGAATAATCTCGTTGCGAAATTTGGTATCCATACTGATTTAGTTTGTCTTTTTAGCTTTAAGCAATTCCTTGAACTCACCAACAAAAGTATCAAAATGCCCGAGGCGGTACTGAACAAAAGCCCACAAAGCAAAAAACAGGGACTTTGTCAACCGATTGACATCATTCTCTTCCATCTTGTAGATGGGACCAACGACGCGACCCATGAAAGTTTCATCCTTATTCTTCCCCGTGACATACATCTCAGCCTGTGTCAAGGCACATGTATCGTCATTCACAGACCAATGATAGAAGATGAAGGGAATCACAATCGAGTAAAACTCTAGACTACGACGATCATTTGTGAATGGAATAATCAGGATCCACAAGAGAAAGATGACGTGAATGAGGAATATTATGTTCATCTATTATAAGATGTCAGAAGAAATTAATATGGAAGAAATGTGGAACGAGTACCATGAGAATATCTTGCGCCAATGGGGTGAAGCCTCTGCGTGTTACAGGTACATGCATCATCGTTCTTTCCTGATGTACAAGAAGTTGAGTCTGCGTTTTAATTTGCCTGTCATTGTACTCTCGACCATCACTGGTACAGCAAATTTTGCTCAAACAACTCTACCAGCAAGCATTCAACCCGCAGCGCCATCCATCATCGGTGGTCTAAACCTGGTAGCGGGTCTCATCGCGACGATCATGCAGTTCCTTAAGGTGAATGAATTGATGGAGAATCACAGAACAGCTGCATTAGGTCATGGAAGTCTTTCCAGGAATATTCGACTTCAGTTGGCTTTGCCCCGTGACGAACGTAAGAAGGAGGGTTTGAAATTCGTTGAAGAGTGTAAGGCGACCTATGATAGTCTTTTGGAGCAGTCCCCCGCTATTCCCAAAAAGATTCTACTGAATTTCGAAAATGAGTACCCAATTGATGGTATCTTTACGAAACCAGAGATACTGTCGGTGCGTCCCATACCTGGCCTTAAGCTCCCTAAAACAGTGGAGCCTATCCGAGCCATTACGAAGGACACTGTGTTTGAGAGGGTTGGTGAGTTCCTGGCTCCTAAAGAGGAGGAGTATGAGGAAGATGAAGAGGAAGAGGGTGAGGAAGAAGAGACAGACGTCGAGCAAGGTACACCAAAAGAATAAACATGATGGCATTCGTGAGTACACTACACGCAACGTATGGTAAAATTTTCCTTTTTAAAGGTTCTACGATACGTTTATGAAGTGCGTCATTCTCAAGCACCAAATCTATGGCCTGATTAGTAAGGTCATCGATGGATTCCTTCATTAAAGTAGTTGAGCAAAAAAAAGAACCCATTGTGACGACAATTCACACAAAGCAAATTGAACTCATTCGTAGATACATCCGTGAAGGTAAAAACGTGTTCATCTGTGGTGGCTCTGGGGTGGGTAAATCCTATGTTCTCAAGGCAGTTCTGGGGAGTCTTAACCACGTCGAGCTTCAAGCTGAACACCTCAAGAGTAAATCCCCTTTTCTTCAGTTTATACGACCATCGACGAAACACGTATTCATTGAGGACTATGACCCTATGTTCAAACCCATCATCGAGAGAGTTTCTGATGGCGACCGCCTCTCTCGGGGTTCACTTCTGGTGACGACAAAAAACATGTGTATGTATCCAAACTTCGAAACAGTGTTCATACCAAAGCATAAACCTGAAGTTCTCATGACACTCGTCGAGGAGAAGGGTGTCGACGTGTACGCTGCTGCTGTACGCTCGATGGGAAACATTCGAAATTTCTTCACCTACATGGAAGGGTACGATGAGATGGATGATTTCAAAACTCCAAAAGAGTTCATCACCGAGATTCTCACAGACCCTGGACCAATAGAGATTCATGATAGTATCGCTGAACATGGTCACATGTGGGACATCTTTCAAGAGAATTATGCCGACTCAAAGGGTGTTGACATTCTCAGAGCCTCGAGTGCCTTCTCAGATGCTGATATGTACGACAACAACATGTATTCGAGTGGTAATTGGCATCTCATGCCCTACTTTGTCCTTCATGCACTCACCATCCCAAAGAATGCCCTAGGTGAACCCCTCGATAAGGATAAAATTCGAGCTGGGAGCTGCTGGACTAAATTAGGAAACTATAAGATGCGTAAACAAAAGTACGATGAGATTCGTAAAAAGTCCAGAATGGGATTGGGTACAGAAGAATTATGCCTCTTAAAGAAATATGCAGAAAAGGGAGACTTAGAACCACTGCTCGAATACGGAATCACCCCACAAGATTTTGATGTCATCAATCATCTCGCTGTCGGAAATAGCTTAAAATCGAGGGACGTCACAAGAGTAAAGAAAGCACTCAAGAATGCCTACGACGGAAGAAGAGACTGAGACTGAAGAGTGCGTCAAGGTTATCGGTAACGAAATCCTCTTCTATGGGGATGTCGACCGAGAAAATGCCCTTGAGTTTGTCGAGAAGTTCAAGAAGCTCGAGATTGAACTCCTCAAGAAGAAGGCTGAGCTCGTGGGCTATGAACCTCAAATTAGGGTGCATATCATGAGTGGTGGTGGTGACATATTCTCGGGTCTAAACATGATGAACGTCCTCGAACGTTCGAGATTGAAGGTTGTCACAATTGCTCAGGGGTCGTGTTGTAGTGCGGCAACATTCATCCTATTGGGTGGCTCAGAGCGTCGCATGGGGAGGAATGCGTACGTTCTGATTCACCAGATTTCTACCGAGTTTTGGGGTAACTTTCAGGATTTGAAGACGGAGATGAAGTCCACCGAAAAGTTTATGAAGATGCTCAAGAAGATGTACCTCACGAAAACGAGAATTCCTGAAAAAAGATTTAAAAAACTCATGAAAAAGGACTTGTACCTCTCACCAGACAAGTGCCTCAAGTATAAGATTGTCGACGCTGTTGACTGATTGTCACTGAGCGCTTGTACATGTACAAGACAAACAACACGATAAATATGATGCAAAACGTGTTAAGATTCCATGGTATTCGTGTACCCTCTGGAGGCCTAAGTCGTTCCATCCTACCATAATTTACAACTGGTATTCCAGACATCTATTTAAAGTTGAGAAATTAATTAAAACCATAATGGAGCGTCTCATTCGGAAGGATAAGAACGGTCGTGAGAGGTTCACTGACATTCGTGTTGAAAACTTGGGCAATGGTACAGCTGATATCGTGAAGGTGTGTGGTGTCGTCGGAAGTGAGAAGACGACCGAGTCACGAACGAACGTCAAGACGGGGTACGAAAAGGCTTGTGCGAGAGCGCAAACTATGTGGAACAATGAGCGAACGAAGGGTATCCAGGTGTTGCCCATGTTGGCCAACAAGTGGGAAGACCGTCAGAAGTACATCACTGAACCCTTCTATGTTCAACCCAAGCTTGATGGTGTTCGTCTCCTCGTGTCCAAGGATGGATGTTTCTCGAGAACTGGTAAACCCGTCCAAGGTGTGGAACATCTCGCACGTGGTCTCAAGGATGGTGAGTACCTAGACGGTGAGTGTTATGCACCCGACAAGACGTTCGAGGAAATCACGAGTATGTTCAAGACGAACCCCAAATCCTTGGAGTTCCATGTGTTTGACTACTTCAACTTGAATGAACCCAACCTGACCTTCGAAGAGAGAAAGAAGCGAGTCACAGTTGACACCTTTCTCGTCAAGAAGACGACAGAAATTCAGAGATACCATGACATGTTCGTCAGGGATGGACACGAGGGTATCATGATTCGAGAGGCGTCGAGTGTGTATGAAGTTGGGAAGAGGAGTAACTACCTTCTCAAATACAAGGCTTTCCAAACAGAGGAGTACACCATAGTGGATGTTAAGGAGGGTACGGGTCGTGAGAAGGGTACCGCCATATGGGTCTGTCAGGTGGGAGAACAGCACTTTTCTGCGAGACCCGAAGGCACCCTCGAAGTTCGCAGGAAATTCTTGGAAGAAAAGGATAAGTACATCGGGAAACAATTGACTGTGCGTTTTCAAAATCTCACCGCCCTAGGTGTCCCACGTTTTCCCGTTGGTGTAGCAGTTAGAGATTACGAGTGATGTGTAATAAATGAACCGCATTGCGATCGATATCGATGAAGTTCTTGTCCCGTTTCTCAGCCCGATGGCGAAATATCACAAGAAATCAATTTCCAAAACCAGGTACAGCTATGTCTATCGGGATATTTTTGACATCACAGAAGAAGAATCTCAAAAGATGGTTCAGGAATTTTACAAGTCCCAAGCTTTCACCCAACTCACACCCATGAGAGGGGCGCAGAGAGCCATGTACAAACTTCGACGATGTGCCAATAAAATATACATCGTCACGGGGCGTCAAGACACAGTGAGAAAAGAGACTGAAGACTGGATAAATACTTATTTTCCGAACATATTTAACGACATTATTCTCACGAATAGCTACACACCGAACGAAATACACAAGGCGGACATCTGCCGCGCCCTCAATATCGGTCTCATCATCGACGACAATAAGGGTATCTGTGACCAGTGTATCGGGGCGGGCACAAAAGCTCTAAACTTTGTAGGTGACGAGATTTACCCATGGTGTGAAGAGAGTGAAATCAGCATAAAAGGATGGGATAAAATTACTTAAACCCTGTGACCCAAATAAAAGTATGTCGCTGGGTATCGTCACACCGAGATCTCTCCAAGCTGTTGGGACCAAGCTCGCGTGGAGACTTCGGGATCATCATCGGCTCCACATCTCACAAAACTATCCAGATGGGAAACGTATGGTTTCAAAGATGGAAAAACCCCGTGTGATGAT